GTGGAGAGTGGAAGGGTATTATGTGTGAACCGGCTCCAATATATTTTGGAAACCTAAAAAAACAATCTGAAGAAATAAAAAATTCTGAAAATCTTATCTTAGAAAACTTAGCAATATCAGACTATAACGGAAAATTAGATTTTGCTGTTGCTAGAAACGATCACAGCGTTGAAAATTCTTGGCAAAGAGGAATATCAAGCGTTGTAAGTGATAACCATAGTGGAGAAAGGTTATTTGACTATGATGCTAATAAAAATCTTATAGCTGAAACAATTGAAGTGCCATGTTTAACTTTGGATGATCTAATACACAAACATAAAGTTAATTCTATTGACTATTTAAAGATTGATACAGAGGGGCATGAAATGAATATTATTGATGCTTACTCTTGGGATGTTAAACCGAATATTATTAAGTTAGAACATATGCACATAGATGATATTTATATGGCTACCTTGTTGCAGGATAAAGGCTACATTGTTTATACAGAAGAAAGAGATATATACGCTATTAGATGAAAAAACTCGTTATATCACTGCTCAGAAGGGCAGATAGAAAAGCTGAGTTCCAAAGAAACAATCTACAAAACTTTGAGTACATACAAGCCATAGATGGGGAAGCAAATACCTTTAGACATATTCATGCAAGAAACAACTGGGTAGACCCATTTAGAAACAGACCATTGCAACAAAGCGAAGTGGCTTGTTTCTTGTCTCACATTAAAGCTTGGGAAAGGTGTGTTGAATTAAATGAACCTGTCATAATCATGGAAGATGATGCAATCATCAATCATCACTGGGATGAATTAAAGTATAAGGAACTTATAAAAGAATACCCTTTTATCTATTTGCAACGCAACGAAAACGAGCCTGATCAAGTTACTCCAATAAATGATTTTATAGAAAAACCAAGCTACCCATACAACATGACTGCATATTGTTTGCATCCAATGGGGGCAATAAAATTACTTCGCACAATTAATTACAATGACTTCATACCAGTTGATGAGTTTTTGCCTGAAGTTTTAAAAACGACATCACTGCAAATAGTTGCTTTAAAAGAAGATGCTTGTAATCAAATACACAGAGATTTATCACAATCTGATATAGAAAACAGCAAACCTTTTAGACCATACAAAGTTCATGCAGTAACTTGTGGCACAGATAGAAAAAAATGCATTCATGTAAACACTAGTGCTAGAAAATACGGAATAGATATAGTTAATGTAGGCACAAACATAGAATGGAAAGGAACTGATATGACAACATTGGGTGGTGGTATGAAGATAAACCTAATGAAAGATTATGTAGAACACTTACATGATGATGACATAGTTTTATTTACAGATGCTTATGATGTTTTTTATGCCGATGATCTTGAAACAATCACAGAAAGATTCTTGGAGTTTGATAAAGAGATAGTTTTCAGTGGGGAAACGGTATGTTGGCCACAAGAAGAATTAGCAAGTGAATTCCCTAATGGTGATACTAGATTTAAATATATAAACAGTGGAACTTACATAGGCAGAGTTAAGGAACTTAAAAGATTGTATAACCACGAACAAATAGAGCATTGGGATGACGATCAACTATATGTGCATAAATGTTTTCTCTATGGTGACTTTGATATAGCCATAGACTATGAGTGTTATATCTTTCAAACACATTTTGAAGGCACAAAAAAGCTAGGAGAACAACTTCACAATCCTGAGACTAGGTGTTGCTCATGCATTTATCATGGTAATGGGGGTGATACTAGTAGGTCTAAGTTTTTAAGCCTTTACAACGAGTTTCACGGACTCTCAGAAGGGTATTTTATACCTCACAACAAAGTAGAATACTTATCAGAAGATATGCTTGTGGTAGATTTTATGACACAAGAACAATGCGAAAGATTAATAGAGTTAGCAGACAAAAATGGACAATGGGGTTCTTTGTCTTACGATAAATTTCCTGCACAAGAAATACGAATGAAAGAATTAGGATTGTGGGAAGAATTAGAAAAAGCATGGCAAGACTATATAGTTCCAACAGTTGAAAAATATTGGAAGCCTTTAGAGATGTATGGTCTTAGAGATGGCTTTGTTATGCGATATGCTATGGACACACAAACAAAATTAAATCTACACCACGATGCTAGTTTAGTTACAGGTTCAATTAAATTAAATGATGACTATACTGGTGCTGAACTTATTTATCCAAGACAAGGTTTTTCAAACAAAGACATACCAGTAGGCAAATGCATATTGTTTCCTGCACAAGTTACACATGGTCATGAGTGCTTGCCTTTAATTAATGGAGTTAAATACAGCTTGACAATATGGTCAAAAAGATTTCCTGCTGATACAATTTAAAATGCAAGTACACATATAAATGTGTATGATGTATTTATTTAGGAGAAAAAATTATGGCAGACGCTAATGAACCAATCTTAACTTTAACAGAAGATGATGTTGAGACTAAATATAATGTTAATGAATTAAGCGACGAAGCTAAAGTTATATATAACAAATTAGCAGACCTGCAAAAACAATATAGCAATATTGTTGTCATGGCGAATGAAAATAAAATTCTTCAATCACATTATATTAATCTTATAAAAACACATCTACCTACAGAGAACGAGGAAGATGAACAAACCAACGAAGAAACAGGAAGCGAATCCTAATATTTCTGCTTTAGAATTGCACGAACAAATATGTGCAATAAGATACGAGAATCTTGAAAAAAGGTTAGAATCAGGCTCAGCTAGATTTATACGGATGGAAGCCATGATACTGGGTTTATATGCAGTTATCGTGGGTGCTTATTTATTTGAAAAGGTTTTATAATGGCAGGATTAACTACAGTCACAGGACCCACACAAGAACCAGTAACCTTACAAGAAGTCAAAGAATATTTAAGAGTTGATGATGCTACCGATGAAAGAGTTGTAAGACCTTTTATTGAAACAGCTAGAAGGTTTTGCGAAGAACACACAGGCAGAGCTTTAATGTCTCAAACATTAAGGTTGTATTTAGATGCTTTTCAAGATCGCTTTGACCCTTTATGGGAAGGCATGAGAACTGGTCCTTACCTAAATTATTATAAAAACTATGTTGTATTGCCAAGATCACCAGTTGTATCGGTAACTCATGTTAAAACTTATGATGATGCAGATACAGCTACTACCTTTGATTCTTCAAAATATTATTTAGATAACGCTAGAGAGCCATCAAGAATAGTATTAAGAACTGGTGAAGCTTTCCCTACTGCTTTAAGAGTAGCTAATGCTATTGAAGTAGAGTATACAACTGGCTATGCATCACAGTATAATATTCCTGAACCCATAAAGCTTGGCATTATGCAACACATAGCTTACCTTTATGAGCATAGGGGCGACATGTACGATGCAAATTTACCATATCCCCCTATGTTAAAATCATTATACGCTCCTTATGTAATTCATAGAGGATTGGGTTCATCTTCTTTAATGTCTCTAGGTTAGTATGGCTAACAGTATCGGAAAGATGCGATATAGAGTAAAGGTTGAAAGAGCAACCAATACTAGGGATGCAGGTGGTGGTCTATCGCAAACATTCAGTCCAGTTACAACTATTTTTGCAAACATAAAACCTAAAAATGCTAACAGCATATATAGACAAGGTATGTTGCAAGAAAAAGTAACCCATGAGATCACCATACGCTACATGAAGAACATTGACACTAACAGCAAGATTACTTATGGCACAAGACAGTTTGCAGTAAATGGGATTATTAATGTAGACGAAAGAGATAGATTCCTCACATTGCTTTGTGAAGAAGGTGTTGCAATATGAGTGATGGGATTGATCTTAAGATTTCAAACCTTAAAGCATTTAATAAAAAGCTTCAGGCAACCTTGGATGACAACAAAGTTAAAGAATATGTAACTCGTGGAACTTTGATGGTTCAAAATACAGCTAAACAAAGCATTATGGCAGGTGGCACTGGTAAAACATATCAAAAGTATGAACCAAGAAGAACACACACAGCATCAGCACCTAATCAACCACCTGCAAGTGATACAGGTTTCTTAGTAAGTCAAATAACTATGGATGTTGATGTTAAAGCAAACGGAACTGTTGTTGGTCAAATAATATCTGCAGCACCTTACTCAAAGCATTTAGAGTTTGGAACTGTACATATGACAGAAAGACCCTTTATGCAACCTGCACTTATGAAAAACAAAAGAAAAATACAAGCCATGTTTAAAAAAGGTATTATAAAATGAGTGTAGGTCAATTTGCTTTACAGTCTGCTATATATTCAGCACTTAATGTAGAAGCTATCACAACCACGCTTTCGTGTGGTGTCTATGACGAGGTTATAGAAGGTAACCCTTACCCTTTTATCACCTTAGGGGAAGAAACTACCATAGACTACAGCACAAAGACTGAAACAGGCTCTGAGACAACGATAAACATACATATTTGGTCAAGATATAAAGGCTCTAAACAAACTAAAGAAATTATGGACAAAGTCCATGATTTATTGCATGATGTTAATTTAAGCGTTACTGGATTTAGTTTAATTAACCTTAGATTTGAATACAGTGACATTTTGAGAGACCCAGATGGGATTACAAGACATGGTGTTATGCGATTCCGTGCAATAATTTTAGATTAATTCTATTAGGAGAATAATAAAATGGCAGCACAAAAAGGTTTGGATATGCTACTCAAAATTGACATTAGTGGAACATACACCACTATTGGAGGTTTAAGGTCAACTTCAATTAGTCTTGCTGATGAAGCAGTAGATGTTACTAATAAAGATAGTCTCGGTACTAGAACTTTATTAGCAGGTGCAGGTGTTAACAGTCTTTCAATCAGTGGGTCAGGAGTCTTTACAGATTCTGCTTCAGAGGTTGCATTAAGAACTGCTTTCCAAGCACAACAAAATACTAGTGACGGTTCGTCAGGACAAACTGCAGCATTTGAGAATTTTCAATTTGTAGTTCCTGATTTAGGTACATACACTGGTGCTTTTATGATCTCAAGCTTGGAATATGCAGGTGAGTATAATGGTGAAGTTACCTATTCAATGTCTTTTGAGTCAGCAGGATATATTACATTCGCAGCAGCATAATAATTTATGTCTTGGCATGAAGCAGTAGTCAAAGTCGGAGACACAAGGCTCTCAGGCGTAATTAACGATTGTTTATTGCAAATACCGTATGTAGAAGATTTGGGTGAATCAATAAATGTCAACGGAAAAGATCGTAATATAGAATCTTTTATGATTGACCACAGAGACAACATTTTAAAAATCGTACTTGCAAAAGCAAGTCTAAAAAAGGAGAAGTCAGATGACAAACCCACTAAAGGGTCAGATTGAAGTAACCCTAGGTTCTGAAACCTATAAGTGCAGACTAACTATAGATAGTCTTGTCAAGATTGAGGATGAGCTTGATACAGGCATACTTGAACTTGCACAAAACATTGCACAAGCCAAAGTTCGCATAAGAACATTATTAGTTGTTTTACGCTATGCCCTTAGAGGTGGTGGAAATGACTTTGATGAAAAAAAAGTAGGGCAAATAATATCTGATGTAGGTATTGTTACTGCTTCTACAGAGGTAGCCAAACTCTTGGTATCTACCTTAAACGATAATGACTCAGACGAGGAAGATAAAAAAAAAGCAATAGAGTAGATGAACACACGCCACCTATCAATTGGGGAGATTACTATATGATATGTGTTGGCATGATGAACATGAGACCTATGGACTTTTGGGATTTATCACCTAGAGAAATGTATCTAGCCATAAGTGGATTTAAAAAGTTTCATTCTACCGAAACAGAAAAACCCATGGATAGAGACGATCTAGATAACCTTATGGAGTTATACCCTGACTAATGAATGAGATAGATAAGCTAGTTATAAAGATTGAAGCTGATACAAAACAGCTAAAATCACAACTAGACCAAATACAAGGCAAAATAAGAGTTACAGGTGCAGCAGGTGGTGCTGCATTTGCTGGTATGGCAGCAGGATTGTCAAAAATTAAAGGTCCTGCTATTGCTGCAGCAGTTGGTATTGCAGCAATTGTTTTACCTTTAAAAGCTGCGGCAGGTGCAGGTTCACAATTTGAAGATTTAAAAGATTCATTAGATAGTGTTTTTGGTAGTATTACTGCAGGTGATGCAGCCATGCAAAAAATATTTACATTTGCACAAACAACACCATTTCAAATAGAAGATGCAACCAAAGCATTTATTGCTCTTAAATCAGCAGGAATAGAGCCTAGCATGGATATGTTGCAAACATTTGCTGATACTGCATCTGTATCTGTAGATCAACTTGGTACTTTTGAAGCACTTATAAGAATGGTGCAAAGGTCAGCATCAGGTGGCATGGGACTTGAAGAATTAAACATGATCTCTGACAGAGGTATTGATGTACTTGGTATTTTAAGTGAAAAACTTAATTTAGGTAAAGATGATATAGCTGAATTTGGTAAAACTGCAGAAGGTGCTGCAGAAATGGTAAAGGCACTTACAGAAGGTTTGCAAGAAAAGTTTGGTGGTGCTATGGAGTCCAAAATGGATAACCTTTCCACAAAGGCATCAAACATGGTTATTGCTTTTAAGCAATTAGGAGATGAGGTTTTTAAAAGTGGTTTGGGTGATTTCTTAAAAGATACGGCAGACTATCTAGCAAGCATTGCTAATGAATCAGCAAGAATTGTAAGAACTGTTACAGGCACTAGAAATATAGAAGATTTTGCTCCTGAAGTAGATATGAGCAAAGCCACCACAACAGAGAAAAGAGATTTAGCAAAAACATTTTTAGATGATGCAAATGAAGAATTAAACATAGCTACTAGAAATTTAGCATTTGCAGAAGAAAGTTTTACTGGTGATGCCTTAATTGCTTATCAAGCTCGTGTTGCAGGTGCAAAGAAAAGAGTTGACGAACTTATAGTAATAATAGCTGATCTTAATAAACAAATAGCTGAATCAGAAAAACCCAAAGAAGTAGATGATACTTTTGATGCAGGAAGCATTGATGGGTTAATTGACTTTCAGGCTAAATATAAAAAACTTGTACAGGATTCTATACCTGAAACTAAAAAACTTGGTGATCAGATAGATTACATAAAAGGCTTGATGGCGACTGATGATGAAAAAGAATTAGCAGGAATTATGGGCTTTCTTGGTGTTAAAGACATATCTGAAATGCAAGCTGTTATAGACCACTTGCAAACAATGCAAGACGAGTTAAATGAAACAGCAACCTTTAGCAGTGAAATGCAAACAGCTATTATTAGTGCATCACAAGCATTTACATCTGACTTTGTGAAATCACTAATGGACGGTGAAAACGCATTAGACAGTTTTAAAAACTTTGCTAAGAATATAGTCAATCAGATTATTACAATTTTCCTACAAATGGCAGTTGTTAATGAAATATTAAATAGTGTATTCAATTTGACTGGAACTAAAAATGCCTTGCCTACTTTTAGAAATAATAAAGCTGGCGGTGGTAAAGTACAAGCTGGCTCACCAGTGCTTGTAGGTGAAAGAGGAATGGAGATGTTTGTTCCTGATACTGGCGGAAAAATTATGAACAACATGAATACTAAAAACGCTATGGGTGGTGG